CTTCATTCACTAAAATAATTGAAGTATTTTTATTTCCTATCAAAGTTTTGGCCGATCAGTTAGTCATTATTGCTGAAGGGATATCATGGATGATTAAGGGTTTTGTTGACTTTATAAATCAGTCACCTTTTCTGAAATCTATTTTTGAGACAATAGGCAACGGCATTGCGCAGGTTTATGAGGGGATGACAAATCTTCCTGCAGTCTTCGCTGGAGTTGTTGCGGCATTGAAGCAACTCGGTACTAACTTTGTAAACTTTTTTCAGACATTGTATCTTGATGCTCAGATTGCTTCAAAAAGGATTCAAGGCGCATTCGGTGCCAATGTTCAAGCTGCGATTGATGACTTAAAAAGACAACGTGATGCTGTGAATGCTGATGCCATGACCATGACAGATGCGTTTAATAAAGCCTATGATGAAAGCAAAAAGAAGTCGGATGCAAAGAGGGAAGCCGATGCCAAAGCAGCAGCAGCAAGAGTTAAAAAGGTAGATGTCGAAGCACAGAACGCACAAAGACAACAAGCACAAGAAGCCGCTAAGAAACTTGCTGAGGATAGAAAGAAATATGCTGAAGATGAGATTAAGGAAGCAAGAGCAAAGTCAGCGTTGTTGCTCGAACTAAATGTCAGACTCCAGGAAGAACTTGTTAAGAACATCAAAGATAACAGAGAACGTGAGTTGAAAGAACTTGAGTTAAGTACTCAGGCTCAACTTGCTGCACTCAAAAAGCAGTATGATGACTTGAAGCTCGCACAGGAAGAACGTGAGAAAGAACTTGAAGCTACATTCGGGAAAAAATCTGCGGAACTACTAAAAGCACAACAGGAGAATGCCAAACAACTTGAAGAGGTCAGAAAGGTACAAGCACAGATCGAAACACAGATTGAGCAGAACAAGGTTAACAAAAAGAAAGAGATTAACGATACCTATGACAAGGAACAGATTGAGAAGGCAGAGGCGAACATCGAGAAGTTAAAAGAACTACGAGACAGACAGATGTTTGACGAACTTGATTACATTGAAGAGGTCAACAATATGCGTGAACTCGCAAACGAAGAGACGCTGAATAAACTGTTAATAAATGAGAAAGATGCCAAAAAACGTGAGGCATTGGTACGTATTGCTGAAGAGAAAAAGATACTTGCTGAGATTGAAAAAATAAAGATACAGCAAAGAGCAGTTGATGATCAGGAAGCATTTTTGAAAGACCAGGCTGCCAAAGGTGTTGAAATTAAGCAAGAGGAATACGATGCAGTAGCCAAGGCAAGACAAGAACTGAACACTAAGCTTTCAGATGCTGAGTTGAAGTACAAGGATATGGTAATCAAGACTGGTGAAGATATCAAAAATGAAAGGATTAAGCAACTCGAACAGATTACAGATTATATTCAGCAAGGTCTTGAATTTATTGACCAATTACTTTCTGCTATCAATGCCAGGGCAGAGAAGCAAGTTGAACAGCAATTGGAGCGCAGTAGTATGAGGCAAGAAGAGCTGAATGAAGAACTTCAAAACGCTACAGGATTGCGCAGACAATATCTTCAGCAGCAGTTGGAGAATGAAATTGAGAATGAAAAGAAACTTGCCAAGGAACAGGAAAAAATACAGCTACAAGCAGCAAGGAGAGAAAAAGCAGTTGCAGTTATACAAAGTATTATCCAGGGATTCTTAGCAGTAAGTAAAGCGATTGCTTCTGCACCACCACCATTGAATATTCCTGCAATTGTTACAGCATCTATACAAAGTGCTTTCCAAACAGCAGGCATATTAGCACAGCCATTAGCCGAAGGTGGTGCGGTTGTTCCTGTTGGCCTTCCTGATAGTGGTGGGAAGGTTGTAGGGGTTCAGAACATTCCGCAGACAACTAAAGGTGACAATGTATTGGTAGCTGCCCGGGTAGGAGAAACATTCCTGAATGCCAAACAAACGAAGCTATTAAGACCTGCGCTAAGTGCTGCGAGGGTACCAGGCTTCGCTAATGGTGGTTTGCTTGGTGCGCCAAATGTCGGTGGCATTGGTAATAGCACACTAAGAGCATTCAATGACCGTACTACTGCGATAAGTGGTCAGGTATTAGACAGCAAAGTGTATTTGGTAACAGATGAGCTGCACAGAGATACAAGAGAAGGTGAGCGCATCAGAAAAAAGGTAACGCTGCGATGAAAAACAATATAATTTTACTGCTCATTTTAGTTTTTGTAAGTGTGATTGGGGTGCTGTTGTACTTGTTTTATGACAGCACTACCAATTTTCACAAGCAATTGCTAAAAAATGAGCGCAATTTTAGAGATTCGGTATTGCAAAGTATTGTATCTTTGCAGAAAGATCGGGAGAAACTAACTGAAGAGATTGATACGTTACAAAAAGTGCTGTCCGATCAGACTGATGATGTAAAAAAGCAGATTAAAAACATCAAAATAAATATCAATGTACCTTCGGTTAATTACAATAGTCTTACTGATTCTGCTTTGGTTGCCCGGTTACTCGCAGATTAAGCCTCATCCCGATGGATTTATTTGCAGTCGCACTTTTATGGAGTTGGTTGCATCCAGGTTCGACAGCTTAAAGCATTACAAGGTAGTAGTAAAAGAATGTGAAACGATATTGGATAGCTGCTATTCTGTACTTAGCAAAACACAAAAATTAAATGTGTTGCAAGACCGAAAATTGCAGACAATGGAGCTTGAGATATCGGGTTATAAGCAGGTTATTGAAAGCTTCAATCGGGATGCTATCGTACACAAAGACATACAGAAAAAACTGGTCAAAGAAACTCGCAGAAAAAAGACCTGGAAGATTATTGGCATCGGTGCTGGTGCAGCATTTTTATCAGCACTAATCATTTTAGCACTATGAAAAACAAAGCTTACAACGTACCCGAAGAACACCGGGAAGAACTAATGCAATTAAAACCTTGGCTCTTGGAACTGCCGAGGGGATTACCACAAGGCGATGACCGTACAAGGTATTTATTTGACATCTACAATGAATATCTCTTCACATCAAATATCTTCATGGAAGACAATTGCTCATCGTGCAGAGGCAAAGTATTCCGCAAAGTAATGGAAGCAATCGAAACCTATGAACAATTTGGAATGTATGAACAATATTAAGAGCGAGTTTGCCCGAAGATTGGCAGAGCGCATTGAGCAGATGGATATCATCACTCCTGAAACGCTATCTGATATGCTCATTCAATCCGGTATTGTTACTGAGCGAAGAGTATTGCAGTATTGTGCTATCTGTGAGTTTTACGATAGCATTGGGCAGAAAACAAAAACGCAGACAATAAAAGAACTGTCTGCGAAATACAATATATCTGAGCGCATCCTGGTAGAGCTTACAGGGCGAGAGCGGAGATTTTTAGTTTAAGTTTTTGAAGGGCCCTGTTGTGAAGATATCGAACTCCTTGCACAGACATCTTAATTTCAATTGCCAATTCTTGCCAAGTTTTTGGGAATGGCACAAGGTAAACCTGGTAAATTATATGCTGTTCCTTGTATGACAATTTTTCCATCATTATTTTGATTCGATTTGCCATGTCTTTGTTTTCATAGTGTTCCAAAAAGTTTTCATCAGAAACATATTGCTTTTCATATTCATCATCCTCTCCAAATTTTTCATCCATTGATTCTGTTATTGGGTTGTGGATGAAGTTTCTGAATACGCTTTCAGTAATATTAAGCTTGTTTTTAATCTCTTCTTCTGAATGCGTATCAATCAGTTCTAATATTTTTCTGTTGGCAATATTCTGATGCTCCGATATTCTGATAATATTACGCTGATTACGAAGATAAGTAACTATGCTCTGCTGAATATACCATACGGCATAAGATATAAACTTAAAACCTTTGGTTGCATCGTATCTTTGTGAGGCCTTTACTAATCCGATCATTCCTTCCTGGATTAAGTCTTTTAAATCACTTGATTTTCCTCCGTATTGTTTTGCGACAGAAACAACAAAAAGCATATTGTGCTTGACAAGTTGTTCGGGTGTTGCTGTAACTTCCTGTTCAGAAGTAAGTGGTTTATACTTTGCAGCTTCAGTTAATAAACTTTGAATGTTGTGCTGCGTGAATGATTTTTCAATCTGTATTGGTCTCATCTGTCGTACTTGGCCAGGTCATAAGTTTCGATAATATTGATTAGTGCTGTAGCATAGTGCGGTGCCGTTGCGTAGCCTGCTTTTTTTAAGCCATATGCCCACTTTTTATAATCGGTGCGCTTAAGTTTACGCAAGTGCGAATATCTTTCAATACAGAGGAGTTTTGAATGGTCACGATAAGAACGCCAAGCGGATTTGTAAACTTGAAATCTGTCTCTTGGTGTATCATCCCGGTAAACAGCATATTTGCCAGTTCCTCGGTATTTCATACCAAAGTGGTTATTGTGTTTTCGTGATAGGTCTGACCTTCCTGCATTGCTTTCGAGAATGCCTTGAGCGAGTTTTATGCTGACTGGTATGTTAAAGAGTTCCGCTTCTTTTTTTGCTGTCTTTAAAAAGCGGTTTATGTAGCTATCAACGTGGGTTGGTATTTTAAAAGAGTTCTTCTGATTTGCAGGTGTTGCAAGTGGAGCACTCCCAAAAAGAAATGATATAAAGAAAAGTAGTGTTTTCATTGTGTGTGGTTTAGAAGTTGTTCATTGAGTTGTTTGATTACGTCTTTAAATCCAAATGGAAAGCAAGTGTATTCCCATAAATAGAACTCACATTGCTCGTCCGTCCAGTCGGGTCTAAAATGTTTTACCCAATCTATGAAAGGCATTTTGTTTGCCATGTCGATAGTTAGTTCTGTCATTGTGTTTGGGCTTAAAGTTAGTAAATTTTATGTCCACATCTTAAAGGTGTTCCATCGGTATTAAATATTTGCATAGCAGCTCTATTTTTAACCTTATAAACAAAACCATTTTCGCATTCTATACTATAATCCCAATGCATTCCTTGTTCATAAGGGTTTGATGGTTCACAAGATTTTGCAATGAAAAGCATCACTGCAATCAATAAAATAAAACCTAATATGGTTTTCATTATGTGTTGTGTTGAAGTTAAAAAATGCTGTCTTTCCAGCTGTCAGATGAGTTTTTTTTCAGCGGCCTGCCCTTCTGGAACTACCAAAACCAAGTATCAATAAGTAAAAATGCGTTTTTAAATTATCCCCTGAACGCAAACAGTGGCAACATACGATTTGCAATACTTAGTAGTATTATCTTCGGTCCATACCCAGCGCTAGGTAGAGGGCTTATAGGTTTCGTTGTAGTAGGTTTCACCTGATATTAACTTATGGCTGCCATCCTCTTGGAGTTTCGCAATCAAGCCGTGAGCTTCTATTATCTGCTGCTTTTCAAGTTCGAGTGCTTGTTCGAATATACCTAAAACTGATTTTGATAATCTTCCGCTTCTAAGGACTTTTATTGCCATCTCATTTTTTAACCATTCTACTGCTGTCTGTTTCATAAAATTATATTTACTAAGTAAGCTCCTAAAGCGTAGCCGATGCCATAGCACAGCGCAAGTTTTATTCTGTCTCTGTTGTTTTTAGCTTCGATTTGATAGGCAAGGAAGGGAAGACCGAGAAAAGGCCCTACAAATGCCCAAAAAACCATTGCTAACATATGTCTGTCAGATACAGCAGAGATGTAAAATGTACTCGCTATCTCGATGATGACAGCAGCTACGAATAGGATTAAATATTTCATTTTTTGAAGATTGCAAAAGCGATACCGATGCCGATACCTAATACAAAACTAAAGATAATTGTGTTTGTCGATTGCTCGAAAACAAATCCGCAGGCGATTCCAAGTAGCATACCTACAGCAAAGATAAAAAAGCTTTTCACTTTGTTGGTTCAAATTTGCGGATGTTAGCATCAAAGTACTCCTTGCTGCGAGTTGTTAAGAATGCTGTCTTGTGAGATCGCTTCCAGGTATCGAGCATATACCATGCTTCTTCGTAAGTTTCATAAGGAATCAAGATTCTGTACTGCTTTCCAACTTGTTCGACGTGAGGAACGTCTAAGGTACACATATTAAGATGCTTCCATTCCACCAGGTGCGGATTCTTGGTAGACATAATCTGAATGCAGTAGATTGAATCAGTTTGTTGAGCTGCTGCGCTGAATGACAGCATAAGGATAAAAAATAATGTTTTCATGATTGGTAGTTTTAAAATTGTGAATTATTTAAGTGATTCGATTTTTCTTATTGCCCAGTTGATACCTTCATCGCCTCCCCAGGCATCCCACATAAGTCCTCCGCATCCTTCTTCATAGCTAACATCTTTGTTCTCTTGATGTCTTATAAAAGCTGCCATACGTTTTACGGTGGTGAGGCTTATAGGTTCTTTCTTCGCTAACTGATTTGCTCTCATCCATCCGACAAGAGTTCCGCAGTCATTCTTGTTGCCGTTCTCTTCTTTCCATTTCAATGCTCTCTTGGCATTCTCGGTGGCTGCCTTAGGATAATCCGTGAAGGTTTCTTCGTTCTTCGGATTAGTTGCCTTGTCTTTGTTGCTAAACTTCATAGAGCAGATGGCATAGCGTTGGTCTTGTGGATATTCAGAGACCATATTATCATCAGACATACATCTTTCGATGAACTTGTCAAATGATTCTCCGGGATTAGGATTTGGAATGGGCATAAATTAGTAGATTTGGAACGTATTTGATAATAGATGAACTTATCTCATCGTAGGTTACTTGCAATATCTCGTGTCTGCATACAAAATTATAATTCATTCCGATAACGCCAAAAAAAATATTGAACTTTTCAGGGTTTATTTTGCATCTGTGAACATAAACTTTGTTTGAATCTGCACCTGGTAAGAAGGTATGGCCAATGATTAAAAGGTCATCACTTACTTGTACTGTCTCAACGAAAAAATGTTTTCTGTAAATTGCTGCTAAATCTCTCATTTTTGGTAGTTTTATTTGGTTAAGTTATAATATTGTTTACCTGGCTCAAGTTCTATTCTTGATAACCAAGATTTTGCTGTTTTACATTCAAGGTTTTTAGTCGAGAAAATAATAGTTGAATGGCTTGTCCAAACTGTCATTGAACAAAATTCGCCTTCTTCGTTAACTGCTAATGTGATTGAAATAAATACTGACATAATTGGTAGTTTTAAATTGTTTAAAAATTCGGTTTTGTAGGTTGACCGAAAACATTGGATGTTTATTTATAACCTTTTAAAGCATTTAGTAACTCACATCTTGAATCTGCTCTGTATTTTTCTTCTTCGTCAAATTCGTATGGAGTAAATTCTTTTTCTTTGTTATCATAAATTTTGTAACCGAAAAGCATTCCAAATTTTACGCTTTCTTTTACTGTGTATCTTTTTTCTAAAGTTGCCATAATCTTAATTTTTTGGTAGTTTTTAATTGTCATTTATCATATTGATAGAACAAAGGTAGTAATAATATTTTATTACACAAATATAAAAGACATTTTTTTGCACTAAAATGATATTTTTTTTATGTTATAATTGTGCAAATTCATTTTTTAATATGTATAAGTTTACCGCAGAAGCAGCTGAAATGACGATTAACGGTGAGATTGACGCTTTTTATGGCGAAAATCTCCGTTACATTGATTATGATCTGCAAGATGCAAAAGATGTAAAGATTTTTTTAAACTCAGGTGGCGGTCAAGTTACCGAGGGTTTTGCCATTGCAGACCGTTTGCGTAGGCACGGACAAAACAACAATGTTTCTGTAACCGTTTGTGGCCTTTGTGCATCCATTGCTACAATGATTCACGCATCAGGAACACCAGGACAAAGAAAGATGACAGCCAATTCTTTCTATATGATACACAACACCGCTGTCTTTGCGGAGGGCGGATCCAAGACACTTCGCAGCTTAGCCGATACACTTGATTCTATGACAGATCGTATCGCAGAAAACTATGTTGATGTTATTCAGTCTAACGGAAAACTTATCAATGGCTCACGTGAAGAGACCAAAGAACAAGTTTTAGCCTGGATGGACAACGAAACTTGGTTTTCAGCACAACAAGCTTTAAATGCTGGCCTTGTTGATGCAATTGAAACAGCTCAAACATATATTACTCCTGAGTCCGCTCAGGCTATAAAGAATCAAATTCGTAACTGTGTAAATGTTCCACTTGAACTTATGACAGAATTGAATAATAACATCACAGCGGAGGAAAAATCTTTCTTCCAAAAATTCTTGGCGTTCTTAGGTTTTGCGCCAAAAGATGAATACAAAAAAACCGAAGAAGAAAACATTTCAAACATCGAAAAAATCGAAGAAACAATGACTGAAGAACAAATGATCGAAGCTCTGAAGAGTGCAGGATATAAAGTCGAAATCGAAGCACCTGAAGAGGAAGAAGTTGTTATCGAAGAAAAGGTAATGACTGAAGAGGAAATGATTGCAGCTATCGAAGCCAAAGGTATGAAAGTAAAAAAACCTGAAGCTGAGAATGTAAGCAACGAAATCAAAGCACTACGTGAGGAACTTGCTCGCTTGAAACAAGGCGAAAAGAAACCACAAGTAACTGCTCAATCTCAAACAACTGAAACTCTTAGTCGCAGAGATGCAGCTTTAAGAAAATTCACAGACAAAAACGAAGGAATGCTCGTTAATGCTGCGAAATCTATTAAGGCCAAATTGAACGGAGAGTAATTTATTTCAAAACAAATCCAAAATTATAAAAATGGAAAAGAATTTCAAAAAAGCGGCCGTAAATCCGTTCGTTAAGGCTAACAGCGGTGGCATTATTCTTAAAGGTATTAATCCAGGTTACTCTACTGAGGCTCCTACCTTCAATGTTGTTATCGCAGCTGGTGGTAACTCTGCAACTTTTACTCTTAACTCTGCTAACCAAGCTCAGTTCGAGTTCATCCGTTATAACATCACAGATTCAAAAGGTAACGGTAATGGTGCTGTTTATTCAACTGGTACTGAAACTTTGAACATCACAACTGTGTCTAAGGCTTACAATGGTATTGGCCCGGATGCAAGTATAGAAATAGTTTACAAGTTGGTAACTCAAGAGCAAGTGCTTTCATACAGCGTAAATCTTGATTCTGCTTCTTTGGTTGCAGGCATCACAGTAAACACACTTAATGCGCTTGATAGCGACAACAGAGGTGCTTACTTGGAAGTTGCTGCTAACTATGATTCACCTAACACAGAAACTGATGTTATCATCACTGGTGCTATCGGTCTTGTAGGTTACACTATCGAAGCTAAGGTAAATGGTGTCACAAATACTGGTGTTGTTGGTGCTGATGGTGAAGTTACTATCGTAGTAAATGGTTCACTTTCTGCTGGTACTTATGTAGTAACTGCAAGAGTAACCAATGCAGGTGCTGAGTACGGCAGTTTCCAAACAGTATCATTAACTGTATAATTTTTTAACTCAAAACAAATTTCAAAAATGGAATCTTTAAATATCAAACTTAATGCACAGGATGCAATCGACATTATGTTCGAGCCTGTTTTTGTTGACAAAGATATGATGGCAGATTTTGCTATCGTGAAAAACCTTTTCGCAGGTGAATACAAAATCGGTCTTCTTTCTGCAATCAAAAACGTAACTGGTAAGCTTCAAGCTTGTTCACCAAAGTACAAAGGTACTTCAACTATGAGCGAGCGTTCACTTGTTGCTCAGTACGTTGAGGCTGGTACCAAGATGTGCTATGAGGAGTTCATCAATACTCACTACGATCTACTTGCTCCATTGTACACAACTGCAAAGGGCAATCCTGATTTGACTATCCTTCTTAACTTGCTTACTAAGCAGTTGGGTGAAGGTATTCGCAGAGACGTAAACAGAGTTGCTTGGTTCGGTGATGTTGCTGATGCCGATGACAACTTGAACTGGGCAGATGGTATTTTCAAATATCTTGACCAATTGGTTACAGCAGGCACAATCGGTGCTTACACTAACTCAAACCAAGGTACTGCCTTGACTAATCAGCAAGCTTATGAGTTGCTTCAAGATGTAGTTAACGCTGCTCCTGCTGCTCTAAAGACTATGCCTGCATCTGACAAGGTAATCCACATCAGCGGACTTCTTTGGGATAAGGTAGTAACTTACCTTGAAGATAACGCTGTAACAAGTGGTTTCATCAGAATCTTCGAAGAGCAGATTCAAGGCCTTGTAGGTTCTTACAGAGGGATCAAAGTTAAAGCTCACTACGAGTGGGATGAAATCTCTAACGAATACTTCAGTTTGATTGACCAAAACAAGATTGTTTACACTCACAAGTCAAACATGGTTATCGGTACTGACCTTAGACCTGATGCAACTGGTGGTGCTTCTTTCTTCAAGGTTTATCAAAATCCTGAAACTGACGAAATCACTCTTCGTGCAAAGTTTGTATTCAACACAAACTATGTGTGGTCTGAGTTATTCTCAGTAGGTCTATAATAATATAATCGGGAGGTGTAACAGCCTCCCTATTTTCAAAAATATAAATACAAAATAAAATGGCAATTACTACTGGCTTAACTACCAATTGCGCAAAATCTTGTGCAGGTGGTGTTAAAAGACTTTGGATAGCAAATTTCGAAGATGTTGATACTATCACCTTTGATGGTACAGAGCAAATCACAGCCATTACTATGGTTGGTGCTGGTGTATTCTATGAAATAGAGCTAAAGCGTAACAGCAAATCATTCACAGAGCAGTTCAATGTTTCTGATGATGGTTGTAACAACTCACTTACTCAAACTTTTACTGGTAACGGACAATGCCGTGACCAAGATACTCGTAACTTCCTTATTAGTGCTGCAAAACAATCTTGCTGTGGTATCATCGTTGCTCACGAAGAAAACAACGGACAAGTAGTTGTTTGGGGATTCTTCTCTGACCTTAATGCTCGTCTTGGTGGTGGTACACAAATCACTACCGGTACTAACTTGACTGACCCTTCACAGATCACACTTGAGCTTATCTGCGACACAGTTGTTGATGGTGCTGCTGCTGTATTCACTCCTGGCGTTGCTGGTATCATCGCTCTTACATAATCTTAGCGTTTTTCATACTAGTTTTTGGTTTAATTAGGAGGTATTTCAATCTAAGGGCGGTGTAAAAGCCGCCTTTTTTAAACTTTTGCAATATGATTAAAGTAAAAGATTTCTGTAAAAATTACAATGTTCCATACAA